CTTCACCTAAACCTTTAGATGCAAAAGCATCGACAACGGTTTTCCATGTTGCCCCTTTATCACTGAGCAGTTGCTCTGCTTTCTTAGCGCCTACTGTTGGACAACCTTTGTAGTTATCCGTAGAGTCACCTACTAATGTTTGGTAAAGAAAATTATAATCAGCTTCTTCTAAATCTACATCCTGTACCTTACCATCAATCAAGTGGTATGCAGGAATAGTAAGTAAATCTTTATCAAGTGACCAGATAACAGTATCAAAACTTCTACTACCGAGAATTCCTAGTAAGTCATCAGCCTCTAACTTGTCCTCAACCATGCCGTTATAATTTATTGCTAAATAATCTTTAGCGTAATTGAGCAGCATCGGCTTACGGGTAAGCTTTCGGTTAGCCTTGTAATACGGAGCTACATCTTTGCGGTACAGGTTGTCTCCTGAAAGACAGGTGATAACTTTATCACACCCTGACTCTGCTATGATCTTACTCATGAACTCTTCCATCGACCCTACGACATCTTTCTCATGGGCGTGTAGTGTCCATATACCATCACCCCAATTGATTGGAGTCTCAGCAATGGTTGCAGCTTTGTAGGCTACAATGTCGCCGTCAACTAATAGTGTTCTAGAATTCTTCATCGTCTTGTCCTTCCATAAATTTATCAAACTCTTGTGCGCTCATAGTAACCATCGTGCTTACTTTGTTAGTCATCTTCCAGTGGATGATGGATTCAACAATCCATTTAAAAGCGAAAGCAAAAGAGACTGCGCCAAAACCAAAACCTAAGATTAAATTGAGTGTGCTTGTTTCCATGATTATTCCTTGTGTTTTACTAAGCGTAGTTTTCGAGTTCTAGAATCAAACAGTATGTACTGCACACCTAACTCTTTCTGTAGTTTTGTGCGGGCTTTAGAATTGTTAGCCCTATTTGGATCACTATTCATCTTGACATCAAACAAGTAAACCTCACCATCTTTAATACCGACAATATCAACAGCACCTGTACAACCTGAGTTATGGAAGACTTCAAACCCTTCATCCCACAACCACGTAATTGCATAGTGTTCTGCCATATCTCCCAAGCGGTTAGCATCAGTGAGTTTCCGCCCAGCTTGTCCCGACTTGGAACTCCGAGTCGAGAGGGCATTTGAAGTTGTAAGCTCGTTCTGTTTCTTTAATGGCTGCTTTAGTGATTTCACCAATTTCATCCTCTAGTCCCTTCTTAACAAGTATCTGAACTTCGTCATGAACAAACGCCACTATAGTAACTTCTTCGTTAGTGTAGCCTTTAGCTCTTATCATATTTTCTACAGTTGCGTACCACTTCTTACAGATGATCGCTCCTGCTGATTGGAGAAGAGTGTTCAACGCTGCGTGTGGGTGACGGATAGGAATCAACCTACCATCTAAACCGTTAATGAATTTCTCACCACGCTGATTTTCTAGTTTATTGTTAAGGGCTTCTGTTAGTTTCTTTAACGCAGGGGTCTTAGCCAGAAAGCGTTTCTTAATCTGACCTCCTTCCTTCGCACCCTTACCTATGATTTGTCCGATCTTTTCGTTTCCTGCTCCATACAAAAAACCATATATGAAAGTCTTGGCTTGCGCCCTAGTCTCCAAACCTGCTGCGCTTTGGTTAGCCGTGTGGATGTCACCTTCAAGTATTTCTCTACCATACCTACCTCCGTCAAAGCGATTCATGTAGTGCGCTAAACACCTTAACTCTAATCCACTTGCATCTGCGCCAAGTAGGGTGTAACCACTAGGTGCGTGGAAGAGTTCTCTACACTCCTTACCAAAGGCTGCTCCTGCGGAAGGTACTTGAGCAACATTAGGATCACTATGAGTACAGCGGGAAGTGACAGCGCCCATGTGATTAACCCGCCCGTGGATGCGTCCAGCTTTTTCCAGTTTAAGCCATGCTTGTTTTCCATTTCCTAATTGCCCCAGTCGTTTGTTTAGCATTAAGAACTCAGTCAATAATGCAGCTTCAGGCAAGTCAATTCCTGCCAAGATTTTTTCGTCAACTTTTGGTTCTCCAGATGGAGTGAACTCTTCAGGCTTCCAACCTAACTTCTGTAACCTGTCTGCAATCTGTTGTCGTGATGCAGGGTTAAAAGGTATAGTCTTTGTTTTGGTCTTGAGCACAATGATAGTAGGCTCAAGAGTTTCAACAAGCTTTGTTTCTATTTCTAACTTACGTGTTGATAAGAGAGTGTAGAGCTTCTGTGCTTTTGGTACATCAAAAGGAAAACCTGCACGTTGTTGTCTGTTTAGTAAGCGGTTCATCTCGTGTTCAAGACGCATAGGTTCTTCAGGGTACTTCTTCGATAAGATCAACTCGTACAACTTGACGTTAAGAGCTACATCTTGCACACAATAATCTAGCATCTGTTGTGTGTAGGCATCCCATGCTTCGTCCTGCTCTCCGTAGTCACCCTTATGAAACTTTAAGCGTTGTCCCCATGCCTTTAACGAGTGCGACCCAATTAACTTATTGTCAACGGTACGCTTGAGCATGTCTTTCTCTTTCATGTTAGGCCAGATCAATCGTGAGGCTACTAACGTATCGAACACTTGTCCATAGTAACCAAAGAAATATAATTTCTCTAACACTGGTAGGTCATATGACATTACGTTGTGGCCACCTATCTGTTGTGCATCACGCAATGCTTCTATCCCATCTTCTATATGATCAGGGTCATACGTCTTGACCTCGCCTGTCTCTGTATCATGTGTAACCATACAATGAACCTTAGTTACATCATCTAATAAGCCATCTGTTTCTAAATCAAAAATTAACATATATCATCTCGCTGGATTGATTAAAAAGGTGTGTCGTCAAAGACACCCTCGAACATTCTACCTGTTGTTGCGGAGTAGCATAACTGACCTGCTATACCAGTCTCACCTGACCACCTGTTCTTTAATACTCGTAGTGTTGTAATGTTAGATGACTCTTCATCTTGCTGGTTTCTTTCTAACCCTATAACAATATCAGATAGCTGGCCTATGGAGGCACTGCCCCTGAGTTGCGATAGAGAAGTCATCACACCTTCTTCATGTCCTTTGTCACCACTAGGTCTTCGTAAATGCGATACAACAATCATACCTATATTTAATTCTTCTGTAATTGATCTGAGCTTTGTCATCATGTTGTCGATGATACGTCTTTCATCACCACCTTCAAGACCACTAACAACAATACTAATGTGATCTAAGATAATGTACTGACAACCACAACCTCTTGCAAGGTATCGGATCTTAGCGAGTAAGTTATCACCCTCTGTTGATCCCCAATGGTCATACATAAAGACTCTGCCTGTGCCCATAGTAGCGTCAAAGGCTTCTTTAAGATCAGCCTTGGGTACTTCTTTTAAATGTACTAATTGGTTCAGGTGCAAGGACATCAATCCCTGAGCTGTGCGTTTACTAGATTCCTCTAACGCAACGTAGCCTATGGTAGCGCCCTCCTTCAGTAGATGATATGCAAACTCTCGTGTGAGCTGACTCTTACCTAAACCTGATCCTGCTGTTACTGTTACAATCTCACCTAACCTACAGCCGCCTATCTTTTCATTAAGCTCTGCATACGGGTAAGGGACACTGTGTACCTCTTTCTCCGTCGACACTTCTTCCCATAGATCAGCACCATTAATGATACCATCTGGTTGGAAACCTTTAGCTGACCAGAAGCAATCTATTAACTCTGCGTGTCGGCCAGCCATAATCATATCGCTTGCATCTTTAAGTGGTAGCTTTGCAATCTTAGCTTTGCGAGGTGATAGTAGGGCTGCACATTCAAGAGCTGCTTCCTGTCCTACCTCATCATTGTCGAACATAAATACGACACTTTCAAACTTCTCTAACCATTCTATAGCTTGCTTAATATCTTTCTTAGCACCTGCTGCACCAGTCTTTAAACTTACTACAGGCCACTTGTGATCGAACGCTTGTGACATTGAGAGGGCATCTAGTTCCCCTTCAACGATGGTGACATTCTTGCCACCGTCTCTCCATAACCATTGTCCGTAGAGTCCAGCTTCTTTAATTGCCCCACGTACTGAGAAATTCTTTCCTGCTGTTCTAATTTTCTGAGCAACGGTTTTGCCGTCTTTGGTTTTGTGATTTGCAATCTGCGTTGTCTGACCATTAAAGGTTCCTGTTTGATAATCCCAAAACTTAACTGTCTTATCTGTGAGACAGCGCTTAACTAATACTTCATGTGTTCCTGTTAAAAAATCTACTGGTTTAATCTCGATCACCTTAGCCTCCTCTTGGGATTGCCCATACGTATTACACGCAAAGCAAAAGGTGTGACCATCAGTGTACAAACTGTTTGCATCTGACGAGCCACACTTCTCGCATGGAGTGTGCATTAAAAATTCACTCTCCTGTTGTTCCATTAATCTACACTCACTGATTGTTGAAAACCGACAGCTTTGATAGCTGCTGTGAATGCTTCCTCTAAGTCCATAGTAGTCATTGTGTCACCACGCCTTGTTACGGTTGCTGTTGCGCCATCCCCATCACTACTGTTATCAGTTATTGCTACTTCAATTCTAAAGCTAGTTGAACCACTCATCAGGTATGATCTCCTCTGCGTAAATAAAGTTATGACGCTCTGCCCATTCTGAACACGTCATCTTAGTACCATCTTTTCTTTTCTTAGCTCCTTGCACTGTGCTGTTGTTACGTTGAAAAAGAAAACGAATGTCTAACTCAGGGTGTTGTTCCTTCATGCTTCTCATCTTGCGTTGAGCATCTTGTCGGAAGTAACCTTTGACCTCGATGTAAATGTCCCCAATCTTTAGATCAGGGATGTAGTTACGTTCTACCACATAGGGTAGCTTACAAGGTTCATACTCATAAGCTATCCCACGGGCGTTGAGGTTAAGCTGTACTCGTTCTTCTAGGGTCGATCTAGAAGTCAGCGGCATCAGCAAGCTCCTCTATTACAGGAGCATTAGCGGCTTCAGTAGCAGGAGGTGCTACGAAACCATCTTCCTCATCAAAGACACTAGCAGCGGAGTTACCGTACTCTACTAGGTCAATTACTTGCACTGCTTTCAATCGTAGTGAGACA